CACGAAGCCGCTCACCCATGCCGACCGCTATCGGCTCGCGATGCAGAAGGCGAACGGCGCAACGACCTTACCGACTATTGCGCTCGTCACGGGCGCACGTCACACCTGACAGGATAGGCAGCAACCGACCCGAGCAATCGGCCGCGCAAGCGGGCAACTCGATACTCCGACCAGGCCACGGAGTCCGGACAGAGCCGGCGAAACCTGAAGGGCCCAGACGCCCGACCCACAACCCGGCTCTGATAACACCCGCGCGAGCGGGATAACGGCGCAACGCGCCGAGGACTCCGCACCATGGCAATTAGCTACGCGTCCGCCGGAACCGATTCCGCGGCAGACATCCTCGAGACCCTCTACCCGCAGGACGCGGTGGAGGAGATCATCTGCAAGGCCAATCCGACCTTTGGCATGATCAAAAAGGTCGACGACTTCGAGGGCGACGGGACGATCAACTTCTCCGTCCAGTACGGCACCCAGCAGGGCGTCAGCGGCTCGCTCTCCAACGCGTCGACGAACAAGTCGGCCAACCTGTACGAGCGATTCGTCGTCACCCGCGGCAAGCTGTACGGGCTCGGCACCATCAGCGGCGAGCTTATCCGCGCGTCGAAGTCGAACAAGGCGAGCCTCGTGCGCTCGCTCGACGGCGAGATGAAGGGGCTGTTGAACCAGTTCAACCGCTACCTGTCGCTTCTGACGTTCAGCAACGGCGGCGGCGCGCTCGGCCGCATCGGCAGCATCTCGGGAGACGTCATCACGCTCGCGACGACGAGCGACGTGGTGTGGTTCGAAAAGAACCAGACGCTCAAGGTGAGTTCGGCAGACGGCACATCCGGATCCATGCGCGCGGGCTCCGCGGTCGTGACCGCGGTGAACCGTCGCACGGGCGAGATCACGACGGACGGCCTCGCGGGAATCACCGGCGAGACCGCGGGCGACTACATCTTCCAGAACGGCCTGAGCGGCGTGGACGTCACGCTCCCCACCGGCCTGTCGGGATGGATTCCGCTCGCCGACCCGAGCGCCACGTCGTTCTTTGGCGTGGACCGCTCCGTCGACACCGCGCGACTCGGCGGACTCCGCTACCTGGCCGGAGCTGGCGGCCCCATTGAGGAGACGCTCCAGGCTGCGATGGCGTACTTCTATCAGGAGAGCGCCAAGCCAGACACCGCCATCTTCAACCCGATCGACATGCAGAACCTGCTCATCTCGCTCGGGAGCAAGGTCCGCCTTGAGTCGGCCTCGCGTTCGGCGTACGACATGCCGACCGTCGGTTACAAGGGAGTCAAGATCGCGTCGCCGTTCGGCGAGGTCGAGTGCTTCTCGGACCCCGGTTGTCAGAAGGGCCGCGCGTACTTCCTCACGCTGGACGACTGGGAGTGGCACACGATGGGCGCGTTCCCGGGCTTCCTCAAGGAAGACGGCACGGTCATCCTGCGCGACGCGAGCGCGGACACCTACTCGTTCCGCCTCGGCGCGTTCGGCAACCTCGTCTGCACCGCACCGGGCCGCTCGGGCGTCGTGCAGCTCTTACCGGAGACTGAGCCATGAAGGGCAAAGTCACCTGGGAGCCGAAGTCGGTGAACCGCGGAGAGTTTCACCTCCGCGGCTACTTCGACTGCAACGGATCGAGCAACCCGACCACGTACGTTGGCGGACAGGTCGCGTCCGTCGCGCGCACCGCGAGCGGCGTGTTCAAGGTCACCTTCAACACGGTTGCCAAGCGCATCATCGGGCACAAGCTCTCGTTCGGCCACAACACCCCGGACGTCTACGTCGGATGCCTCGACCTCAACGGGTCGGACATCACGGCGACGTCGGCCACGGGTGCGGACGCGGGCTACGTGCTTCTCGCAGTCTTCGACAACGCGAACGCGGCGTACGAGACGGCCGGGCTCCGCGTGTTCTTCGACATCGTCTGCCAGGACTACGCGGTGCAACCGTGAAGAAGAAGGGCGCGGCGCTGCTCCTCCTCGGGGCTCCCGAAAAGGGCTCCGAGGAGGATGACGAGGACGAGGAGAGCTACGAGGCATCGGACGACGACGGGTCGGAGGAATTCGACTCGGCGTTTGCCGACTTCGCGAAGGCGTGGAAAGCGGGCAAGACGGATGCGGCGAAGGAAGCCTTTCGCCGTGCCGTGATGTGCTGTCACGACGAGGAGTGAGGACGCATGGCGGCGCCTGTCGATCGTTCGGTTATCCGCACTCGCTGCAAGCAGGGCGCGAACATGGAAAATTCCACGTTCGTTTCTGACAGCGAGTGGAACCTGATGATCGACAGCGCCGCCAAGTGGCTTTACGACCGGCTCATCCAGGCGCGCGGGCAAGAGTACTTCGCCAAGCTCGCCGAGGTGACGACGGTCCCCGACTCGTCGGAGCTAGACATGACTCAGGCCGTAGCCTACACGGGCACGGCGACGGAGCAGACGGGAGTCGATCTCTACCAACTCCTCGCCGTGCACGAGAACAGCACGGGCGAGTGGCGCACGGTCGACCCGTTCACGCGCGAGGAGATGGGAGACCTCTGGAACGCGACCGACGCCACGGTCACGGGCGGGACGTGGAGCTTCCCGCGCTTCCGCTACAGGCTCACGGGCGAGCACTCGACCGACGTGCTCACGGGCTACCGATTCGACATCCTCGAGATCCTGCCGATACCTAAGACAAGCTTCGTCGTGCGCGTCCAGTACATCCCGACGTTCTCGTTTACCGCGCCGGTCACGCCCGCGGAGGGCGAGGACGGCTACGTCCTGAACGGTATCAACGGGTGGGAGGACGCTGTCATCTGGCGCGTCGTCGCGTGGGCGCTCGCGAAGGAGGAGAGCGACGCGAGCTTCGCGCTCTCGCAGCTCGCGTTGTGCGAGCAGCGGATCGACATGCTCGCGGCGAGCCGCGACGCAGGCCGGCCGGAAAAGGCGCGCATCGTTCGCCAGGCGTGGCGCTCGCGTGACCGGAGGCGCGTCTACTGATGGGGTTCCCGGTCATACGCACGAGGCAGACGGGCAACGTGCCCGAGGACCGCGCGCGCGACGACATCGCGACATCGCTGGCGGCGCTCGTGCAATCTGACTTCGTGCGGTCGTTCCTCTCCGGCGTGCTCCTGTCAGACAAGGCGCTCGCCGTCGGGTCCAATAGCGTCGTCCACGGGCTCGGGCGCCAGCCGGTCGGATACATCGTGACGTGGTCCGAGGGCGCCGCGCCGGACTTCTACGTCACGGCATCGGACGAGAAGCGCCTCACCCTTTCGTCGGCGTCGAGCGCGACCGTCGACCTGTGGGTGTTCTAATGGCGCTCGACGCGAGCAACATCGATATCCCTCTCACGGGCGGCCTCAACGAGAGTGCTGACCCGCGCGTGTTGCCACCCGGGTCGTACACGACGCTCGTGAATTGGTACCCTGCGCAGGGCGGCATTCTTGAGTGTCGTAGCGGATACGGGGAACTAGGCCCAGACACACAGGGCGGCGACACCGTCCCGACGATCCGACGGCTCGGGCAGCGGCGCGGCGAGCTGTACGGGATCGGCGTCGACACCGCGGCCCCGTACCTCCCGACGCTCTACTCGTACGTCAGCAGCGGCGACACGTGGCAGGCTGCGCGCGGGTACGTCAGCAATGCCGTGGTCCAGCGTACGCCGCTTTACCGCGGCGCGGTTGGCGCAAAAAACCCGTGGGTCGTAGCTACGACGACGTCGCTGATCTATGTCTGGGAGTGGGGCGGCGTCGCGATCGTCGCGCGCGTCGTTGACATCGCCACCGGGGCCGTCCGCATGGCAGACGCCGCGGTGTCGAACACGGCGAAAACGTGCAAGCGCCCGAGCGTCGCGCTCGTCGGAAACTACGTCTACGTTGCCTATTACAACGATACCGACGTCCGCGTGGAGGCCGTACGGATCGACGTGACCGACGGCCAGGAGGTCACGGTATCCAGTTCGACATCGCTGGTAGCGGCGAACGTCCGATTCGACATCTGCGCCGCGAGCACGACGCATTGGATTTTGGCGTACTACGACAGCGCCGTCCCGGCCGTCCGCGTCAAGCGTTACTCGAACTGGGGCGTCGTCGACAACGTCACGAGCGACACGGTCAACGGGCCCATATGGGGCGTCGCCGTGGAGCACGTCGGCACGCGAACGGCCATCGTCTACCACGACAGCGACGGCGGGACCGGATACCTCGTCCGCGCGCAGATGTGGGGGTCCAACCTCGGCGGGATCGTCTACTCGTCCACGACGGTGATGACGCATGCGACGCTGTCGTCACAGCAGCCGCTCGGGCTTGCGCTCACGAGCAGCGGGACCGTTTGCGTGGCGGTCTACTGGCCCGACGGGTCAGACGACTATGCGCTAACGACGGTGCGGCTCGACGTTGCCGGAGCGCAGATAGGCAACACGCAACGGTCCTACGCGTGTTCGCTCGTCGGGCGCCCGTTTTTCCACGGCGGGCAGGCGTATGCGTGGGCAGCCGGTGGCGTGCTGGTGGCTCTCGACCGGACCGTGTCCGTGAGCGGATCGCCAGGGATCGACATCGTCGCATATGCCGGGCCCGACGTGCATTCGCCGTCCGGGTTCTACTCGGACTCCTACCAGCTCCCGCGATGCGTGCCGTACGGCGGAACGTCGGTCATGCTCGGCGCGTTGCTCGCCGACATCTCCGGGTCGACCACCAACTACAGCGGCGTCGACGTCGTCAACGTGAACCTGTCCGCGGCGAACGTGTCGAGCGCCGTGTACGGGAACGGCGTGTTCCCTGACTGGACGTCGCTGCGCGTGAACCCGTGGCCCGGCGTCGAGTGCCAGGGGGGCGTGCTCATCCCTGGCGCGGTGACGTCGTGGTACGACGGGCAGACGGTCACGGAGTGTGGGCTCTCGCAGAGCACGGTGATCGATCTGACCCTTGCCAACGAGGCAAACGCCCTGGACGACGACGGCGGCAGCGACGCTGTCTATCAGTACGTCGTCGTCCACGAGAGGGCCGACGCTGCCGGAGTGGTGCATCGCTCGCGCGTAAGTGACGTGAGGTCTGTTACCGTGGCCGGCGGATCGGCGTCGCAGAAATGCACGGTGCAAGTACAGTACGTCGCGCACACGAACACGCCGACGAGGGCGTCGCAGATCGCACTGTTCCGCACGAAGAAAAACGCGCCGGATGGCCCGTTCTACCGGCTCACGCCGACGACGGGATCCTATTCCGACGTCATCACGAATAGCCGCACGGCATACAGCACTACGTTCGTTGACACGAACAGCGACACGGAACTGGAAGACCTCGGCTACGGGTTCCTCTACACGGACGGAGGCATCCTCGATTCGCACTTCCCGCCGCCGTCGCGAATGGCGCTATCTGCCAAGTCGCGCGCGTGGCTGCTATCTGCCGCGGACGAGCGGGAGGTCTGGTACTCACGCGCGTACGTCGAGGGGGAGGCGCCATGCTTCCACCCTGCTCTCACGGTGCGCGTTCCGGATGGCGCCGAGCCGCTTACCGCGATCGCCGCGCTCGACGACAAGATCGTACTGTTCGGCGAGCGGCAGATATGGGTCATCAGCGGCGACGGGCCGAATGACCAGGGACTAGGCGGCGCGTTTTCCGACCCGATTCAGATCCAGTCGGACGCGGGATGCGTCGTTCCTGGCAGCGTCATCACGACGCCTGCCGGCGTCCTGTTCCAGTCGTCGCGCGGACTCCACATCCTCGACAGCGGACTGAATGTCTCGTTCGCTGGCGCGGCTGCGCAGCAGACGAGCCGCGGCAACGCGTTCGCCGGGTTTTCGTCCACGCTCGCGCTTACGCAGGCTCACGTGGACTCGTTTCGCAAACGCGTACGCTGGCTTGGCGGATGGGACGCAGCGAACGGCGCGACGGGCAACGTGACCGTGTTCGATTACGGCATGGGCCAGTGGTATACGGAGCATTTCGACAACGCGCCGACCGCGATCGGGACGTGGGGGAAGAGGCTCGTCCTCGCCGACGCGAGCAACGGCGTCGGCCTCGAGTCGCACGGCACGTATCCCGCGCTCGACATGGGCTCCGGGGCCGAGGGCGAGACGTTCGTTGTCGTGTTCCCCGACCGGACGCTGATTACTCCGTGGATCCACTTCGGCGGCATCGCCGGATTCCAGCGAGCGAAGCGTCTTCTGATCGTCGGCCTGGCGAACGACGACTGCACGCTCCGGGTCCGCGTCTATGTCGACCACTCCGACACGGCCGTGCAAGATAAGTCGTGGACACTCGACGGCACGGACGCTAGTACTCCGAACATTCGGCTAAACCTGCACCTAGCGCGTCAGAAGTGTTCGTCGATGCGGATTCGAATCGACGTGACTGACGCCGGGCTGAACGGCGACGTCAACCCGTCGGGCGTGCGGCTCCTCGGGCTCTCTCTGATCGCTGGCGTGAAGGCCGGCGCGCACAAGGTTCCGGCAGAAGACAAGGGGTGAATCATGGCTTTTGAGATGCCGTCCGTCTTTCAGGGCTATATCGACAATCCCCTTGGCGCGAAGGGGATGGGGTCGCTCCCGTTCATCGGCGGCATGGGCAAGTCGATGCTCGGCGGCGGGTCGAGCGCGGAGCAGTTCACCGCGCCGCTACCCGACAGGGCAGACTATCAGTACGGGGGGCAAGAGGGATTCTCCGAGCTACAGTCTGCGATGTACGCCGAAAAGGCGAAGGAGTTGGAACAGCGCCAGGCGCCGACCGCGGATTGGTCGATGGCCGACCGCGACTACGGGATGCAGCAGGCCGCGCGGGCGCAGCAAGCGCGCGCGATGCAGCAGATGCAACAGCAGAGCACGTATCTCCAGAACGTGATGTTGGGCAAGGCCGGCCCGAGCCTCGCCGAAATGCAGATGCGAAGCGCGATGAACACGGCCGCGGCGAACGCGCAGAACATGGCGGCGAGCACACGCGGCGGGAACACGGCGCTTGCACAGATGCAGGCGCAA